AGGAAATGATAAACATGCAAGAGTAAATACATGCGCACCTTTATTTGAGTCTGGAATGATCTGGGCTCCTGAACAAAATTTTGCGGATGACGTTATTGAGGAATGCGCTGCATTCCCTCACGGCGATCATGATGACTTAGTCGATAGTATGACTCAAGCTGTTATGCGATTCAGACAAGGAGGCTTTGTCCAACACCCTGAAGATTATGTAGAGGAACCAACAGAGTACAAAGAAAAGGTATATTATTAAATGGACGAGATTATAAGAATTTTAATGAGCATGGGTAAAACCAAAGAGGAAGCTCTTGAATTTGTAGGTAAAGAAATGCCTAAAGGTGGCGTGGATAACGTTGCATCAAATGTTTTAAAACCAATAACTAGAAAAGTTGCTGGTGATTTTCCGCTTATTGGATCACGGATCACGGACCCTACACAGACTGGTCAATTTGGTAGATACAATATTCAAGCATTAAACCCGACCGATAGATATTCATTAATTAGACAATCTACTGAAGATCAAAAACTTAACTGGCAAAAAACTTTAGAATTTATTAGAGAAGGGGGTTACACTTTAAGTGATCTACAAAAACAAAATCTTAATTATAATCTTGGTGTGTTACAGAGATCAAAAGTTGTACTTAAAGATATTGAAAAAGGTTTAACAAGCGAAGGACAAAACGTGGAAGAATTATACCAAGAATTTGTTAGAAACAAAAGATTCCTTGGTAATGAGAAAACAGGATTAAGTAGTGAGGGTAATGATATTTTAGAATTTATAGAAGAAGCTAGAGGTAAAGGAGAAGACCTTACAAAGACTACCAAAAATCAAGAACAAATTTTAAAAGACCAAAAAGCTGCAAATGATAAAAGAATGAAAAGATTATATGAGGGCAGAGCTTATGAAGGTGATGTCGGAATGTATAGAACACTAGGCGGTTATCATTTGCCCAAGCTCCATGAAGCAGGGATCATTAACCTTGACCCTAAAATTTATGAAGCAATAAAAGCAGGTAGATATCACCATGGTGGTGCAGAGTTCTTTGCTCCTGATCCTAACAGAGTTTTACAATACCACTTTGGTTCAAAAATATTTGACGACTTAGATAAAGCAATTGAAGAAGCAGCATTAACAGGCGGAGACATTCCTCTTAAAGGACCAACTGGCATGATAGATTTTTTAAAGAAAAACGACTACTTACCATTTAAAGTAAATGGACCAGCCAATGCAATAGATTATCTAAAACCAGATGAATTACTTGAACGTATTAAAGAAATAGAAGCCTCATCAGAAGTAATTAAAAAAGGTAATAGTCCTTTCTTTAAAACACCAGATGAAATTATGGGAAGAGTTATGGTAAACGCTAACGAGAAAAAATTATACCTTGAATCATTTAAAAGAATACATCCTGAGAAATATAAACTGTATGAGAAAAGACAATCGGAAGAACCTTTCTTTGCACTGGGGGATGTTGGTCAAGGAGATGTGTTTAGCGATCTATCAGATATAACATACCCTAAAGACAAAGGCGATCTACTTTCATTTCCTAAAAAGAAAAAAGTTAAAGTTAAAGAAGAAGAAACAGTACCAGTAAAACCAGGACAAGGTAAATTTACTAAAGCAGAATACTTAATTCAAAGATTAGAAAACACACTTAAAGATCCTAATGCAGATCCTTATGTTAGAAAAACTTTTCCTGGTTTTATAGACGAACTAAAAGCTGACCCAGATCTTGCTAAGAATGAAAATGTATTTAAAGAACTAGGTGGTGATCTACCTGAAGATCAACAGATTGTAGTATACGATGACGATACGTTAGATTTCTTTACACAAAAAGAAGGCCCAGGAAATATAAAAACACTTGATAAACTTCTTGAAGACAATCCTTTCCTATCAAGAGAAGAAGGACTTAATCTTTTAAAAATGGAACCCAACGATCAAGTTATGGAATTAACAAAATTAAAGTTTCTTAATAAAAAGAAAACTGATAATGCTGAAGGTGGTATAATAAAATTAGCTGAGGGGGGTAGGATTAATTATCAAGATGGTACGGATAAACCGTTTGATCCATTTGGAGCTTTTTCATATATAGAATCACAAGATACAGATTACATTCCTGATGAAGCTAGACCTGAAACAGGAGGAGCTAGTGGTTATGGTTCTAATTTTAGACACGCAGCAAACACAGCTTTACTTAAAAACAAAATATCAAATAAAATTGCAACAAATACCGGTAGTAATATAATTGATTCACTAACCAGAAAAATTGGAGATTTTACCGGAGGTATTACTTCGTTTGGAGGAGGATTGCTTCACGAAATGAATGCAGAGTCACCTATTTTTAATGACAACAGAACTTATGATAATGCTGGAAATTCTATTGGACAAATTTTAGATTATGGTGAAATTCCAGAAACTAAAGAATTATTAAACCCTGAATTTAAAGAAGACGTAGTAGCAAATTTATTAGGTTCTTATTATGGTAAAACAGGGGATAGTGATTTTAATATTGTAAATAATATATCCACTAAATTGGCAGAAGATAATATGTTAACAAGTATATTAGATAAACAAGCAAAAGATGCTAAAGAAAATTATTTATCCAAAGAAGAAGAAATGAGATCTATGTTTTCAATGGAACCCAACAATATGTTTTTAAAAAATCGTGGTTTTGAAACTGCTAATCAATTGTTACAAAAAAGCAAATTTGAAGAAAGAATGCCTATAAATAGATTAGAATTTGCAAAAAAACTAGAACAATTAAAAGCTTTTAATAGAGATAAAAATAAAGCTTCTTCACAGGCATTAGCAAGAGTAAAACAGAGAAAAGAAATAGCAGTAATTCAAAAAAGATTAGATGAGGATAAAAGAACTGCTCGTTTAGCAAGAGATCAAAGAGAACAAATTCAAAATTTACAAAATAGAATTAATGCAGCAGAATTTAATAGAAGAGGGAATAGTAGTGACAGGAATGTTGGAGGAGGTTCTCAACTTTCAGGAAAATCTGCAACAAGCAGAGGAAAAAATACTTCTCAAGGTTATACACAACATGCACAAGGTGGTATAATAGGTTTAAGAAGATGAAATATTTATATAACCCAGTAACAGGAGCATTAGACGATGTGGAAACACCTAAACTAGGTGAGAAGTATTTTGCTAGTGCAGAGACTGACGAGATTATTAAACAAATAAACGATCAGTTCGGTCCAGGGACCTTGTTCCCCGCATCAGAAGCCCCTACACCACCTAAAACAAAAGACCGGGACATGTTTGATAATGCGTTTGCTGTGCTACCTTCAGCTGCAGACTTAAGCGTAGATCCAGAACGAGATTCATTTAAAAAAATAAGCAACGTACTAGGTGCTTACAAAAGATACAGAAGAGGCGAGAAGAATCCTAAATTAAACTTTAATCAATTCTTTGAATTATATTCAACAGAGAACTTTGCAGAAGGCGGACAGATAAGACAGAACTATAATAATGGCGCTGAGGTCATGACTCTTAATCCATTGTTTCCGACAAAAGATATTGACTCACAAGACTTTCAACCAATAGACGTACCTGGTGCAATAATACCTCCGTTAGCTATTGGTGCAGGTGCTAAAAGATTGTCTGACATACTTTTTAATAAAAACGAAGATGAGTCTAAAGAAGAAATTGTAAATAGACTTGAAAAAATTGAAGACGATAAAAAAGACCCTGAACAAGAACCACCTAAAGATCCTTTTGAACCAGATACATTTACACAAATTAAAGAATTAGCAGACGCTTACAGAAAAAATAAAACTAAAGAAGGTAAAACACAACCTACAATGAAAGAGTATGAAAAATTAGAGTTAGTTAATAAAGTTGTAAATAAATTTACAGAACTAGAAGGCAGACTACCTAATGCAAAAGAATTACAAAATCTTCCGGGAACAAAACAAATATCTAATTTATTTGAAATATTAAAAGAAAACAAAATTGAATTAAATAAAATTAAAACAGATTTTGACAGAACAGATCCTAAATATATTAGTAAAATGGAAGACAATGCACAAAATAAAGCTATTGAAGAAAATACAATTTCTATATTTGGAAATAAAAATTTTTATCCAGATAAAATTACATTACCTAACGGTAATGTAGTGGATGCAAAAAGTTTTTTTGAAAAAAATTTGGTAGAAAAAATTAATTTTGGTCCTGGTAGAAAAGATAATCCAGCTTTACAAAATAAAGAATTAGCAAAATTATTTAATACTAACATTAGAAAAATAGAAAAAGCAACAAAGATTATAAAAGATAGTCCTGACTTTAAAGCAGATTACCCAGAACCAAGACCCGTTAATTATGGAAATCAACAAGCTGTAAAAAGATTAAAAGAGGCTAGAAAATATTTAACTGAATCTGAGTTAGCAAATATTAAGATACAAGAAAAAGAACTTAACAATTTAAATACAAGGTTTAAAACAGGTGAGTTGGTTGTTACAGATTATCCTAATCTAGTTAAAGCAATGAATACAACATTAGATAAAGAAACAGGTAAATTAGATTTTAGTATTAAAAAAACTAATAAAGAAATGATAGAAAGATCAAAAAATAATGATGGTTTATTTGATATTTCTCATACAATTGCAAAAACAAGTGGTCAAAAAAATATTGAGTTTTTAAAAAACAGAAACATTTTAGATTATAAAACAAACCAAGGCCTTTTTAAATCAATGGAAGCTTATGTTAGGAATAAACAGGATGATCCTGAATATGATTTAAGATTAGAAGAGTTTGATAGCTACATGAAAGAAATGAATCAATTTGTAAAAATAGGAAACAAATTTTTTGGAAAAGAACAAGCTATGATAAATAGTGAGACTGGAGAATTATTAGGTATGAATAGCCAGCTAGACTATTTTGGTCTTCCTAAATTTGAAAACGGTGTTTCACTTAAAAAAATAAAAAAAGCAGCAGGAGGCGTGATCCCTGATCAAGAGATCATGAACTATGCAAATGGCGGCAGGATTAATTATGAAAACGGTTCACCAAGAGGACCTAATGAGCCTGAGGGAGATTCTTTCCTTAACGAACTAGAATTTAAATTTAATAACATTGATAGTGTTACATTAGATGACACACCTACTACCTTTGACGATAGTAAATCTAAAATTGCACAAGTTGCAGATTTAGCAGACCCTAGAAACATTCCATACTACGCTGATATGGCTGGACAGGCTGCATTAAGAGTTGGTGAGTTTGGTGCAAGAGTATTACCTGCAACAGGTAACTTAATTTCTGATGTATTACAGAAACCAATGTTTAAAGTTAAATCATCTTATTTAAGAGACGGTGAAGGTGAGATACTTGACTATGGTGAAACAACAAAAGAAGATAATGTAAAATTTGTAGGGGGACCTATATTTAAAAACTTTTTACAAAACATAACACCTACTTCTACAGAAAAATTAGTGGGCCTTGACACATTAATTAATGAAGAAAAAAAGAAAATGATAGCAAGAGGTAGTTCATCACTACCGGTTAAGGTTGCAGAGACAGCATCACTTGGTGCAGAGTTAGTAGCCCCAATATTCCCTGGTTTAAAAATAATAAGAGCTTACGCTAAGGCAAAAGGAATTAAACCTACTAAAGAAGTGGCAAAAACAATAGAACAAGAAATTGATGCAATGGCTAAAGCTGAAGGCATGAACAGAAGAGAATTTTTAGTAGCATCTGGTGCAGTCGGTACATTAGGTCTTGCTAAACTATTAGGTATATCAAGTGAGTTACCTAAAGTTGCAAAAGTTGCAGAAAAAGTAGCAAGTTCTGGTGCAGTGGCTCCTCCATATTTTTTAAATTTAGTTGCAAAAATTAAAAACCTAGGTAATGACATAACTCAAACAGGTGCTTTAATAGAAAGACAAACTGTTACAAAATATAAAGATTATGAGTTGACAGAAGACTTTGCCGGCAATATAGAAATTACTAAAAAAGGTATTATGGACGAACCGGATACACCTGAAGTTTTTATGAGTCTTAAAGTAGATGAGGTTCCATTAAAAGGTAAAAAAGGATCTACAAAAGTTCAAGAGTATGAAGAGTTTACTGGAAAAAGAGATTATAAAGGAGATCTAGACGTTGAACCCGGTGTACCAGACGAAGTTGTACAAGAAGGAACCGTATTTGAAGATACATTATCTGAGTTTGGAAAATGATTAAAAAGTTGACAACAACAGTACCTCCTTTAAAAGGTCCTAGCTCACAAGGGTTGAAAGTTCCCTTAAAACAAGTTAAAATAATTACAAAAGGAAAAATAAATGGCCGAAATAGACAAAGCCCTACCAAACGTAAATAACGCAGTTGAGATTGAAAGACCAGAATTAGAAGTTGATCTTATTGATCAAGGAACTGAGTCTGATGTACCTTTTGATGTTACACAACTAGAAGATGGCGGAGTTGAGTTAGATTTTGAACCGGGCATGAAAAAAATTCCCGGCACAGAAAATCATTTTGACAATTTAGCAGAATTATTACCGGATGATATCTTAGATCCAATAGGATCTGATATGCAATCCAATTACACAGATTACAAAGCATCAAGAAAAGATTGGGAAGACAGTTATGTAAAAGGTTTAGACCTTTTAGGTTTTAATTATCAAAACAGAGCAGAACCTTTCCAAGGAGCATCAGGTGCAACTCACCCTGTTCTTGCAGAAGCGGTTACACAGTTTCAAGCAGGTGCTTACAAAGAATTATTACCTGCAGAAGGACCTGTTAGAACACAGATACTGGGCACTGTTGATCAAGCAAAAGAACAACAGTCACAAAGAGTAAAAGATTTTATGAATTATCAAATTATGGATGTCATGAAAGAATATGAACCAGAATTTGATCAAATGTTATTTCATTTACCATTAGCAGGTTCAACATTTAAAAAAGTTTATTATGACGATTTATTGGGACGAGGAGTATCAAAGTTTGTCCCAGCAGATGATTTAGTCGTTCCGTATTCTGCAACCTCATTAGAAGATGCGGAAGCGATTATTCATGTTATTAAAATTTCAGAAAACGATTTACGTAAACAACAAGTAAATGGTTTTTATAGAGATGTAGAATTAAGCAAACCTTCTGAAACAGAAGATAAAGTTTCTAAAAAAGAAAGAGAATTAGACGGAACTAAAAAAACAGGCAAAGTAGAAGACATGTACACCTTATTAGAATGTCATATTAATTTAGACATTGAAGGATTTGAAGACATGGGTCAAGATGGCGAACCAACAGGAATCAGACTTCCTTACATCGTAACTATTGATGAAGGATCAAGAGAGGTATTATCTATCAAAAGAAATTTTGAACAAGATGATCCTAAGAAACAAAAAATTAATTATTTTGTGCATTTTAAATTTTTACCAGGTTTGGGGTTTTACGGTTTCGGTCTTATTCACATGATTGGTGGATTATCTCGTACGGCGACCTCTGCTTTAAGACAGCTCTTAGATGCGGGAACGCTTTCTAATCTGCCAGCAGGTTTTAAACAAAGAGGCATAAGAATAAAAGATGAAGCACAACCAATTCAACCTGGAGAGTTTAAAGATGTAGATGCACCCGGTGGAAATTTAAGAGATGCTTTTTTTCCTCTACCTTACAAAGAACCAAGCCCTACATTATTACAATTAATGGGTATAGTTGTTCAAGCAGGTCAAAGATTTGCGGCTATTGCTGATATGCAAGTTGGTGATGGTAATCAAGGTGCTGCGGTTGGTACAACTGTTGCATTATTAGAACGTGGATCAAGAGTTATGTCTGCAATTCACAAAAGATTATATTCTTCACTAAGACAAGAATTTAAAACACTAGCAAAAGTATTTAAAACATATTTACCACCAGAATATCCATATGATGTTGTTGGTGGAGAGAGAAATATTAAATTAACAGATTTTGACGACAGAATAGATATTATTCCAGTTGCAGATCCTAATATATTCTCAATGTCACAAAGAATTACAATTGCACAAACAGAATTACAATTAGCAACGTCTAATCCTGGTTTACATAACATGTATATTATATACAGAAAAATGTATGAGGCATTAGGTGTAAAAGATATAGATAATATCTTACCACCGCCTGCACCAACAGAACCTAAAGATCCTGCATTAGAACATATTGATGCATTAACTCAAAAACCTTTTCAAGCGTTTAGAGGACAAGATCACCAGGCACATATGACTGCGCATTTAAATTTTATGGAGACTAACTTAGTTAGAAATAATCCACCAGTCATGGTTTCAGTACAAAAAAATATTTTAGAACATATTTCTTTAATGGGACAAGAACAAGTCGAAATGGAATTTGCAGAACAGGTGCAACAAATGCAAATGATGCAACAACAAGCACAAATGAATCCGCAATTAAAGCAACAAGCGGAAGCACAGATGCAACAATTGTCTATGAAGATAGAAGCAAGAAAAGCTGTGTTAATTGCAGAAATGACAGAAGAATTTATGAAGGAAGAAAAGAGAATTACATCACAATTTGATTCAGATCCTTTATTAAAACTAAAATCACGAGAGGTTGATCTTCGTGCAATGGAAAATGATCGTAAACAACAAGAAATGACTATGAAAAATGAACTTGAAAGAGCTAAACTTATGCAAGATCAAGTTTCTGACGATAAAAGAATGCAACAGAACGAAGATTTAGCAGAATTACGTGCTGATACTTCATTAGAAAAACAAGAAATAGCAAATGAAAACAGATTAATACTTGCTAACATGAAACCAAAGAGATAAAAAGGAACTATTATGATGAATTACAAAACAGGCGGTAAAAAAGTTGCTATGCCAGAGCAAGAAAAAGTTGTCGACCCTAGAGCTGAAAAAAGTTATAGAGGTAAAAGCTTTATTGCTAAAGGTGATAGTAATCCAGTTAAAGGAACTGGTGCTGCAAGAAAACAAAAAGACGTAACCTGGTATTAGTATGTGGTTTTCGGCAATCAAATTAGCCGTCTCAGCTGGTAGTAAAATTTATGCTAACAAGCAGAAGACTAAAATGGCTATGTCTGATGCACAACTAATGCATGCGTCTCGTATGGCCGAAGGAAAAGAAGCTTACCAAGGAAAACTATTAGAAGCCCGTCAGTCAGATTGGAAGGACGAGGCAGTTTTATTAATTTTAAGTTTGCCCATAGCAATCCTGGCCTGGGCAGTCGTATCGGACGATCCGGGGGCAATGGACAAAGTAAAACTGTTTTTCGAGATGTTCTCAGAGCTTCCAAAATGGTTTACAAATTTGTGGATCCTTGTCGTGGCGAGTATCTATGGTATAAAGGGAACACAAATATTTAAAGGAGGAAAAAAATGAGAAAAGACTACAGACAAAACAAAATGGGTGGTGGTATGATGAGATCAACTTATAGTGCCGGCACTGTTAAACCTAAAAACAAAAAACTAGCAGCAATGTATGGTGACAAAAACAAAATCACTAGAGGTGATATTATAACTGCAGCTAAAAAAAATAAAGGAACAGCATAATGGCTAAACCAGGATTATACGCGAACATTCATGCGAAAAAAAAGAGAATCGCTGCGGGCTCAGGTGAGAAAATGAGAAAACCCGGAGCTAAAGGTGCACCAACAAAAGCAAATTTTGTAAGAGCAGCTAAAACTGCTAAGAAACCAACTAAGAGAGCATAATGGCTTCCGCAGCTTGGACTAGAAAAGAAGGTAAATCACCCTCTGGTGGTTTAAATGCTAAAGGACGTGCAAGTTATAAAGGTGGCACTCTAAAAGCACCAACTAAATCTAAAACAAGTTCTAGACGTAAATCCTTCTGCGCTCGTATGAAAGGTATGAAGAAAAAATTAACTTCTGCTAAAACTGCACGAGATCCAAATAGTAGAATAAATAAATCATTAAGAAAGTGGGATTGTTAAATTGGAAATAGAAAGACTATTAAAAATAATAAACGATAAACTAAATAACTT